AGAGGATATATTATCTGAATCACAAGCAGATGCTTTGGTAAATCTTTTGCATTTTAAACCAGAGGGTGTTCCGTCAAGAGCAAAGAAACGTCTTAAGTTTGATTTAAATTATGAAATGACATTTGAGGGCAAAAGATTTGCAGTCAAGGATTTAATGAATAGGGATGCTGAACAAGTTTTTAATTCATATGTAAACCAAATGTCAGGAAGAATAGCGTTTGCACAAAAGGGCATAACAAGTGATGCAGACTTTAAAAAACAAATGCAGCTTATAAGGGCAGAAGGTGATGAATTAGGTGTTGATGGATTAAAACAAGCAGAGAAAGACATACTTAAATTTGAAGTTATGTATGACATGATTTTAGGAAGACCACCAAAAACAATACAAAATCCATCATCAGATGCAAACAGAATAGCTAGATTACTTATGGATTATAACTTTATAAGGGTTATGAACCAGGTAGGTTTTGCACAGGTTGCTGAATTAGGCAATGCTGTATCTATAGATGGTATTAGAGGTTTAATAAGGGTTATTCCTGAGTTAAAATCCATGCTTAAAAGAACAGCAAATGGTGATTTAGAAGATCCTGTTGCAAGAGATTTAGAAGCATTTGGTGGTATTGGAGTTGATAGAAGAATACACCAAGCTATGAACAGATATGATGCACATGACATATACGTTGAGGGAAGAGGTGATTTTATAGATAGGGTTGGGTTAGCTGCACAGCCTTTGAAAAGAATTACAGCAGATATATCAGGTATGGCTCCTATAACTGCAGGTTTAGAAAGAGCAGCAGGTAGAATTGCTGTACAATCTTTAACTGATTTAGCTTTTGGCATAAAAAGTATAAATTTCAAGAAGATAGGTAGAGGTACCAAAGAACAAGATATAGCTAAAAGAATGGAAAGCCTTGGTCTAAATGCAGAAATGTCACAAAGAGTTTTTCAACAAATAAGAGACAAGGCAGTTACAAGTCCATCAGTGTTTTTTAAAAGCAGAAAAATTAGAAGAATAAATTTAGATTCTTGGGATGATATAGATGCAAGGGATGCTTTTGTTTTAGCTATAAGTAGATGGACAAGACAAAGTATACAGCAAAATGATGTCGGTAATTTAAATATACATATGACAAGCACTATGGGTAAAATATTGTCACAATTTAGAACATTTATGCTTGTGTCTTACTCTAAACAGTTTTTGCACAATATTAAACGTAATGATTTTGCTGCGTATTCTGCAATGATGTATTCATCTTTTTTTGCAGGGTTATCTTATACAGCACAAATGCACGCAAATGCTATAGGTAGAGAAGATAAAGAAGAATTTTTAAGGGAGAGATTATCGCCTGTAGAAATAGGTAAAGCAGCTTACCAAAGAAGTTCTTATGCGTCATTATTCCCAGCATTAATAGATACTGGTATGCCGTTTTTTGGTGAAGACCCTTTGTTTTCTTATGGCAGAACAACAGGGTTAGCTACAGGATTAATTAGTGGAATACCATCTGTGCAGTTAATTGATACTGGCTACAAAGCTGTGCAGGGTGTAAGTAGAGCTTTGTTAAATGACGAATATCAAGTGTCTGCTGCACAAGGTAGGGCATTAAAATCATTAGTTCCTTATTCAAACGCAATAGGTATAAAAAACGTAATGAATAAAATGTTTGAAGACTTTCCTGAATCAGCCAGGGTAGATTAAAATGAATTTGATTAATTTGGCAAAAAAGATTATAACGTAGAAATGAGGTAGTTATGACAGTTAGTAGCACAACCACAAAAAACAGTTACAGTGGTGACGGAAGTACCACCACATTTGCGTATACTTTCAAGATATTCGCAGACGCAGATCTTACTGTCATACTTAGATCGGCTGCTGGTACTGAAACAGTACAAACTCTGACAACAAATTACACAGTTACCAATGCAGGTAATGCTAATGGTGGTAATGTTGTGTTTGTTACTGCACCTGCAAGTGGAGTTACTGTTGTTATCAGACGTAACATGGCACAAACTCAGTCTACAGATTACACTGCCAACGATCCATTCCCAGCAGAAAGCCATGAAGATGCTTTAGATAGGTTAACTTTTATTGCACAACAGCAACAAGAAGAACTAGACAGAAGCATAAAACTATCTCGAACAAATACAATGACATCTACAGAATTTACTGTTGGTGCTTCAGACAGAGCTAATAAGATACTAGCTTTTGATGGCAGTGGAGAGATATCTGTTACGCAAGAGTTAGGTACATATAGAGGTACAGACACAACAACGACAACAGAAGCGTATGTTGTAAGGGATATCGTCAAATCAACGACTGTTGCACAGTTAAATAACGTGTATATTTGTGTTGCAGATGCTGTTGTAGGTGATTTGCTAACAGATACAGACCATTTCGAGTTATTAGTAGATGCAGTTAGTGCAGCAACTAGTGCAACAAATGCAGCTAATAGTGCAAGTGCAGCATCAACTAGTGCAACTAATGCAAGTAACTCAGCATCTACAGCAGAGACACACAAAGATGATGCAGAAACTGCAAAGACAGGAGCAGAAACTGCACAAACAGCAGCAGAGACTGCACAGACAGCAGCAGAAACGGCTCAAGCAGCAGCAGAAACAGCGTTAGATACGTTTGATGACAGGTTTCTAGGTGCAAAAGCAAGTGATCCGACAGTAGATAATGATGGTAATGCTCTACTAGATGGTGCGTTATACTTTGATACGACTAACGATATAATGAAAGTGTATGACTTAACCAATACAACCTGGAGACAGTTAACACTTACATCAGCTAATCAAGCAAATGTAAACACTGTTGCAGGTCAGATTAGTCCTACTAATAATATAGCTACAGTAGCAGGTGATAGTGCTGATATAGGAACAGTAGCAGGATTGAGTGCAGATATTCAAGCACTTGCTGATATAGAGGATGGCACAACTGCAACTAATGCAATATCAAATGTTGGCAATAATATAGCTAACGTCAACACAGTGGCAAGCAACCTTGCTTCAGTAAATAACTTTGGTGAAGTATATCGTATCTCAGCTTCTGCACCTACCACATCATTAGATGTTGGTGACTTATACTTTGATACTACATCAGATTTATTAAAAGTATATGGTACAAGTGGATGGCAGAACGCAGGTTCTTCTGTAAATGGTACATCACAAAGATACCACTATGACATATCAGGTACTCCAACAAGTGTAACTGGAGCAGATGCTAATGGTAACACACTAGCTTATGATGCAGGTTATGTAGATGTGTATGTCAATGGTGTGCGTATGTCTACAGCAGACGTTACAGTAACTAGTGGAGATACAGTAACTTTTGCAGAAGCTCTAGCTGATGGAGATGAGGTAGACATAGTTGGCTATGGTACATTCAGTGTAGCTAGTCTAAACGCAGATAACCTAGACAGTGGCACAGTTCCAAGTGCTAGGGTAAGTGGTGCATATACTGGTATTACTAGTGTAGGTACATTAACTAGCTTTGCATCTACTGGCATAGATGATAATGCTTCAAGCACTGCAATGACACTAGACAGCAGTAACAACTTGTTGGTGGGTAAGACTTCTACTGCAGCAGGTGCAGGTGCAGAATTAAGAGCAGATGGTCAAATTGTTGCTTATAGGTCAAATAACAGAGTTGCTTATTTAGATAGGCTTGGGTCTGATGGTGATATTGTAACATTTCAAAAAGACGGCTCAGAAGTAGGTAGTATTGGTGCTTATGCAGGTCGTTTAAATATTGGAAGTGGAGATACTGGTATTCAATTTAATCCTGTCGTAGATTCAATTTTTCCTTATAACGTATCAACAACAGCAAATGGACCAGATAATACTGTTAATTTAGGAACAAGTGGATTTAGATTTAAAGACCTATACTTAGGTGGTGGTCTATATGTTGGTGGCACTGGTTCAGCTAATTATTTGGATGACTATGAAGAGGGAACTTTTACACCTACATTAACTGCTACTACTAATAATAGAGTTGGAACTTGGACATCTGCTACTGGGAAATACACTAAAGTAGGTAATGAAGTAACTTTACATATAAGTATTACTGGTTCAGGTATGAGATTTAGTGATACTAGTGGATATCAAGAAATTACAGGTTTACCCTTTTCAGCCATACAACCTACAGGCTCTCAAAACTATGCAGGAGCATGGAGTGGAGGTGCTGTTGCTTATAGTAGTGGAGGCTCTGTCTATTTATATGCGTCTACTATTTATTTGCATAATTCAAATCCTAATCAAGATACCAATGGAGTTGCTAGTATAGGCGTTGTAATAACTTATTTCACAGCATAACCCTATTGGACATAGGGTAGTCAGTCCATTAACCAAAAGGAGATAAAAATGGCATTAACAGAAGAGACAATACAAGACAAAATAGAAATCGTAGGTGAGTTCAAACACGTTCAAGTAAGAACTGCCACAGTCATCAAGAGAGATGGCACAGAGATAAGCAGGAGCTTCTCAAGGCACGTTGTTGCACCTGATATAAGTGCAGATGACTTAGCCAATGAGAGTACAGAAGTACAAGCAATATGCAATGCAGTACATACAGAAGCAATCAAGACAGCATATGCAACACACTTAGCATCACAAGAGGTATAGCATGACAAGAGCAAAAGACATATCCAAGATAGTCACTGATGCAAACCTCAGTGGTACTCTTGAAGTTACAAAAGGTGCTTCAGGAGCAACGGCTAATGCTGCTGCTGATGAATTAGTTTTACAAAATAGTGGAGATGCAGGGCTATCTATCCTTTCACCTAATGCAAATAATTCACAGATATTGTTAGGCTCTCCAGTAACTAATGCAGGTGGTATCATTAGATGGACTGGTGATGACAATGCTGTAAAGATTGGAACTAATAATACTGGAGGTACATTGAGGTTTCATGTAGGTGGATTTTCAGAAGTAATGAGAATTTCTTCAGCAGGCAACGTGGGTATTGGTACTAGTAGTACTGCTGATGTAAAACTCACATTATTTAGTGGATTTCCAGGAACAGCAGGTCAATTAAAACTTGGTTTTGATTCTAATAGTTTTTTCCAAATAGGAAGAAATGACATAGCAGGAGCAGGTGGTGGTAATTTTCAAATAAAACCAAATGGTGGAACGTCTATCTTTGATATTACATCAGGTGGCAATGTTGGTATTGGTACTAGTAGTCCTGTTTCTGATGCAAGGTTAACAATATCTTCAGACAATACAGAAAGTAATATTTTTCTTGAAAGAAGTGGAAGTGGTAGATTTGATGTTGCTATTGCAAATACAAGTGGTTCTTTAGTTTTTAAAGGTGGTTCAAACCAAACAACAG